GATATAGCCTGACTTAGCTTTGTGGAAATGATTCAGCCAGCCATAATCCCAAAACTCAGCACCATCGACGCTATGATCATTTAAACGCAATTCATTCGGTTTATTAAATGGAGTCTTAAATTCGCGGGCTAAACGGTGTTCAAAAGATTCAGGTAAAATTAAACGACCAACCCGTTGCCATTCGATTGCTTGACAGCTATAACCATTTCCCAATGCATCCATTGAGTCAAAAAAAACAGTTTCTAAGTCATCAATATCATCAACCCATTCATGCACTTCAGCCGCTATTTTTCTTTCTTGTTCTGAGGAATTTTTAGGAGGAGTAATTTGCCAATCCAAGCTTTTTACAGCTTGCTTACGCTTATCTAGCTCGCTGTAAATATGACCGTCTCGTTCTTCCATGTCAGAGCCTAAATCGGCTTGTGCTGTTAGGTCGCCTGATTCAGCAGCAATTAATAATTGTGCTAAACGTTGAGGGGTTAAGCCAAGTGCGGGGTGTTCTTGTTGATTGATCCAGCCTATATCTGCGGTCTGTGGTGCATCTAAAGCTGCGCGATTGTCTTTAGAGTTTTTGTCTTTCTTAGCCATGAAAAAAAATGCCAATACTGATATTGGCACTATTTTTGATGTGAATGAGTTTATTGTTTAGATGGAACTGCTTCCAATTTATTTAATGAAATAACGATCATCTAAATCACAACCAATGAACCGACGGTTCAGCTTTAAACAAGCCTTTGCCGTACTACAACTACCAGCAAACACATCTAGCACAACATCATTTTCTTTCGTGCTGGTCAGCAAGATATGTTCTAACAATAAGCTAGGCTTTTCGCACGGGTGTTTACCCTCATAATATTGAACTGGGGCAAACGTCCAAATATTAGTATGAGAACGATTGACTAAATCGGCTTTAGTCGGTGGAGTAAAGCAACGTAATTTAGACTTATCAGATTGATATTGATCAGCCTGTTTTAATGCAAGTAATTCATCATAAGATAATTTCAAATAATCATGACCAACATGGTTCTGCATCAATAGATATTTTTCACGCGTAGGCATATGCCACTGTGAACGTGAAAAGTAATGACGAGCTGCCGATCCAGCGACTAGCTCAGCATCACGATACTTTAGACCAGCCGCTTGCCATTGTTCCTGTAAATATTGCAAAACGGTTTCACATACATATTGATCAGGTTTAATCGCTTGTTGATGCTCAGCAAAAATAATGCTTTCAGTCTGAGGGAAATAACGCCGCAATGATGGAGGATGACAGCCCATGTGTTTGCCTGCTTTTTTAACCCATAAAATATGATTTAGGATTTTAAAATGCTGACGGATGATTTCTTCAGTACGATAGTGCAAATGACTTGAACAAAATAAATAAAGTGAGCCATTTCTTTTTAATACCCGTGCAAGCTCAGAAACAATACTTTCAAGCCAAGTAAAAAAAGAATCCTCATTTTTCCATTGACGATCCCAAGCATCATCTTTGACCTTGAAATATGGAGGATCAGTGACAATGGCATCAATCGACTGATCAGGTAGTTGCTTCAATAATGTTAAACAATCGGTTTTAAACAAATTAATTTGTTTGTCCTGTAACACTGGTTTTATCCCATTTTTGCTCTAGGCAATCGGGCAAGGCGTTCTTGACGCTCAAATAATTTAAAGTTTTACAACGTGGGCATTTAATTTCAATCTCATCAAAATGCCCAATTTTGAGTAAAAGTCGATCACATGAATTGCATTTAATATGCTCCATCGTTTTACCTTCTCGCGTAGCGTTAGAATTACTGTTAGCCTTGCGCTGCTGTGATCACAGTAGCGGGGCTTTGCTTTGCGACAAGCTAGGTTTGTCTAAAAGGGGCGTTAGATTGTTCCCGCAATCTAACGTCACCCCGTTCAATTACATATATTTAAAATCTGAAAGTAAGTTATCTAAATCTTCACCGAACTCATCTGAATCTAAGTTGATTGAAATAGACATAAATTCAATTGGAGCTTCAGGATTGCAACTTGCAAAGTCACAAAGCAAGTGAGCAATACCACTGTCACCATGTCGGTTTTTATCCGTATTAGACTTACCAGCTTCAGGAATACGGGCAACGCCTTTAACTAATACAAATGCCCGATGATCTTCTTGAATATCCCGATCCGCTGGCATGTCAATAATTTCGCCATCTTCTAAAGCTGCTTTGAAATGCGGTGTATTCTCTCGATACCAGCCCTCATTGAGCATGACCGCTTCAATACGTTCGCCATAAACAATTTTTAAAGCTTCAGCTAAAAAGCCACCATTACCAGTCGCATCTTGTGCGCCTTTTCGTAGGTTCGGCAACATAGCTAAAATAAGCAGCATGACTTTTTCTTGCTGCTTATATGGCACGTTGAACATTTCAAAAACAAACGGGCAGTAACGTCTACCATCTTGCTTACGCTGATTCATCCAAAGCGAACAAGCATTCTTCTTACGTGCAAAGTCTAAGCCGTAGTAGCTTTCCTCTTGACGTGGTAAAGCTCCCAGTAAAGGCTTTAGGTTTTCATTAAACCATTCTTCCATCTCAACCATACGGCTGATTTCAGACGTATCTTTATACTCCCAGTGCTTCGGTGCAGTGAAACGTAAAACAGGAATATCAAAGTTTTTACGCTTATCGAGCAAAGCAACTGATAGCCATTTACCGCCACCATTGCTAGGAATAACATCCAATTCTTCAGAAGCACCATCACCATAGAATGAATAGATTTCATCTACCCAGACTTTTTCTTCTTCTAAATCGTAGTCTGTACCTTTACGCATACAAACACGTTTATAAAGCCCTTGTTCAACGGCTTCATGAAACGTAATTCGATGTACTGTACCTTTACGCTTTCCAGCTCTAATCTCTTGGATCAATACATTAAACGGATTATCTTCACCGTCATGTGTACTAATGATCCGAACTTTACCGCCCCAAATTAAGAAAGCCATAGCCGCCTTAATTAGCTCATCTAGGTCATCATGGAATGCAGCTTCATCAAGTACCAAAATACCTTGTCGACCACGCAAGTTAGATGGTCGACTGGTGAGCGCTTCAATTCTTAAACCCGATTTTGGAAAACGAATAATAAACGTTTGAATCTGTTTATCACCGTCCTCCCAAATACCATCCTCAATCTCAGCCGCAGCAAGGTCATAGGCTTTCGCCCACATTGCACAGGCTTGGATAAATTCGACAGTCATATCCTTGTTGTAGCCAACATAATAGATATTCTGTCCACCCGCATTGCGATCCGTTGACGCAATCAATGCAACGTCAGCAGCTTCAGCCCAAGTCAGACCAATACGACGCGATTTTTCCGCAATTTTAAGCGGGCTTTCATCCGCTACCCATTGCTGTTGATATGGCAGTAAGACTGCTGGAACGCGGTCAAACTCAGGCAACAAGTCGGCAAGTGGGGACGGGTTCATTGTCATTTTTTAGCAATCCCCAAAATTTGAGATCGAATTTCAGCAGCAGATTCTTGAGATAGACCGCCTTTTTTGACAATATTTTCAACTGCTTTGGCAGCAGCTTCGACTTTATCTTTAATTTCAAGCTCCCACTTTTTCTGATTGACTGAAGCCTTTGCAATTTCAGCAATACCTTTACCAGCTTTAGCCATCAACATGATGCGATCCGCTGGATCAGCATCAGGATTATCAGATTCTTGTAATGCAATTAGCGCATTAAATAACTCAGTTTGAACCAAAGACAACACGGCAGAACTGCGTAAATCTCCATCATCAGGTGCAGCATCAGCAATCATCATGGCTGCTTGGGTACTGGCTTGAACTGCTGCAAGTTTATTTTCAAGCTTTTGACCATAGCGATGAATAGAGGATTTCCCAATTGAGTAACCTAATTCTGCCAATTTATTGGCAATTTCTTCGTACCCACAAAAACCCTTATCCATGAGCCAACGATCTAGCCATTGCTTATCTTCAGGATTTAATTGATCAATTGCAGACTCACGCCCCATAATTATCCCTGCCAATACTTTTCAGGACGTGCAATACCCGCATGGCAATCGACTGTATATTCAACAATATCAATTCCATAATGAGTCAATTTGCTATGCCAATGACCATCGGGCTGTTTAGTTAATACAAGTAACTTTCGGTCTGCTAAATATTCAAGTTGAGTATGTAGCTCATTCACCGAACTATCTGCATAAATTGCTTGCATCACTGATAAAAGCAAAATATCCATTGCCCCAATTGGTCGGGCTTTATTCAGTGCATTAAGCAACTGCCAGCGCATACTTTCACGACGAGCTTTTGCCATATCTGTCATTACTGCATTCCTTGTTTAATTTGTACATTTTCAAGCTTTTGAGCGACTGCATCTAACTTGGCTTCAATCACGGTTTGCCCTCGAATATAATCCTCACGAGCAACAAACTTATTGGGTAGCTCAGCTTTGTGAATCAGAAACTCACGCTCTAATTGGCGAATATCTTTCTGACTTTGGTCTGCCTGCATAGACACATGCTCAAGCTTTTGATTTGTGTTACTAAAGTTTTGGTCTAAACTTTTTTCTATTCGCCCCCACAAGACTTTGACAGTCCCGATCACAGCACTAAGCACTGCAATCAGGATCATGACAAACTGATAGATTTCGAGCTGAATCGTCATGCAGCCCCCTTATCATCAGCAGGGGGCAACGGTTTAGATTGATTGACAAAGCGTAGAATCCCGCCACTGATTGCAATACCAGCAATCACGC